CCTCGAATCCGTTTCCCCGCTCCCGAATCTGGAGACCTCCAAGCCAAGCCTGACCTCAGGCCTGGCCCGGGTGAGCCACTCGGGTCTTCTCCGCAACCTCCAGATGGAGTCTTCCATGAACGACCAAAACGCCCGAGGTGGCGAAAGCTACCAAAGCGACCAAAGCGACCTCGCTTCTCCAGATCGGCCGAATGCTGATCCAGGGGGCAGCACCCCTGGCACCCCGCAACTGGCGGCCGCTACGGCCACCGCCATGGCCATGGCCCAAGCCGTCGAGATCGCACAGACCTGTGCGCTCGCGGGACGTACCGACCTGATCGCCGGCTTTCTCGAATCCCAGGCCTCTGCCGCCCAGGTGCGCAGCCAACTGCTGGCCGCACAAGCCGAGGCGAGCCCGGAGATCCGCAGCCTGATCAGTCCGGATGCGCCCGCACCGACGGCCTCATCCCCTGGCGTGGCCAACCCCGTGATCCAGGCCGCCAAGCAACTGGCCTCGCAATCCCTCGCATTCAAGAAGGAGCACTGACATGACGACTGTTCTTACCGAGCCGATGAACCTGGGCGACCTGCTCAAGTACGAGGCACCCAACCTGTACTCCCGCGACCTGGTGACCGTCGCCTCCGGCCAGAGCCTGGTGCTCGGCACTGTAGTCGGTGTGGTCTCCGCGACCGGCAAGGTCCGGCAACTCGCCCCTGCAGCCACTGACGGATCCGAAGTGGCCGCCGGTGTGCTGCTGCAGGACTGCGACGCCGACCTGATCGATCGGGAGGACGGACTCATCGCAGCCCGACACGCCATCGTCGCCCACCACGCTCTGGTGTGGCCGGCCTCGATCACCAACGCGGAGAAATCCGCCGCCATCGCCCAGCTCAAGACGCTGGGCGTTCTTGTCCGTCAAGGAGCCTGAGCATGAACAACCCTTTTAGCAACCCCGCGTTCTCGATGGCTTCGCTGACCGCTGCCATCAACATCCTGCCCAACCGATACGGGCGCCTTGAGGACCTGAACCTGATGCCTCCCAAGCCGGTGCGCCAGCGCCAGGTCATCGTGGAGGAGATGAACGGCGTGCTCAACCTGCTGCCCACCCTGCCGCCGGGGTCGCCCGGTACGGTGGGTGTTCGTGGCAAGCGCAAGCTGCGCTCTTTCGTGGTGCCACACATCCCCCACGACGATGTCGTGCTGCCCGAGGAGGTTCAAGGCATCCGTGCTTTCGGCTCGGAGACCGAAACTGAGAGCGTCGCGGGCGTGCTGGCACGACACCTGGAGACGATGCGCAACAAGCACGCGATCACCCTGGAGCACCTGCGCATGGGTGCCTTGAAGGGCGTGATCCTGGACGCCGACGGATCAGTGCTCTACGACCTGTTCGACGCGTTCGAGATCACCCAGCAGTCGGTGAGCTTCGAGCTCGGCACGGCAGGCACCAACGTCAAGGCCAAGTGCACCACGGTGCTCGCGGCCATCGAGGAAAACCTCAAGGGCGAGTTCATGAACGGGGTGCACTGCCTGTGCTCGCCCGAGTTCTTCGCTGCGCTGACCGGGCACGCCAAGGTCGAAAAAGCCTTCGAGAACTGGCAGAACGGGGCCATCCTCATCAACGACGTACGCCGTGGGTTCACCTACGGCGGCATCACGTTTGAGGAGTACCGGGGCCAGGCAACAGACGCCAGTGGCACACCGCGTCGCTTCATCGCGGCGGGTGAGGCACACGCCTTCCCGCTGGGCACGGTCGACACCTTCGGGACCTACTTCGCCCCGGCGGACTTCAACGAGACCGTCAACACCATGGGCCAGGCGCTCTACGCCAAGCAGGAGCCGCGCAAGTTCGACCGGGGAACCGATCTGCATACGCAGTCCAACCCGCTGCCCATGTGCCACCGCCCGGGCGTCCTGGTCAAGCTCACCGCAGCCTGACCGATGGGCCCCATCCAGATGATGGAGACCGTCTACGCGGCGGCTGCTGGTGCCGGGCTGCTCCAAGCCTGCAACTGGCAGCCCGCTGATGGATCAACGGCGCAAACCCACGCCGTGGGGTTCTCGTGCCCTGACGACACGGTGCTGGATGGTCTTGCTGGCAGCACCGAGTACGCCATGATTTTCCCGGCCTCGATCTTTGCAGGCTTGTCGGCACGAGAGCAGGTCCAGATCGCTGGAGCCACCTACCTTGTCAGAGAGGTGGTGGCCGTCGGGGACGGGTCCGAGCGGCGGGCCCGGCTCAGTAAGGTCTGACGGCATGGCCGGCAACTCGATCCGCGAGCAGATCCTGCTGGCGGTGATGGCGACCGTGCGTCCGGCAGCCGAGCCACTGGGCGCCACGGTGCACCGATCGCCGACGGTGGCGATCAGTCGCGAACTCTGCCCGGCCCTGGTCGTATTCCCCGAGGGCGAAGCGATCACCGAACGCAGCAACGACCGGGTGGCGAGGGAGCTGACCGTGCGCATCGTCGCCTTGGCCCGCGCCATCCCGCCACTGGCCCCTGAAACCGAAGCCGACCGCCTGCTCTGCGCCGCCCACGCGGCCCTGATGGCCAACGCCAATCTAGGGGGACTGGCGCTCGGTGTGCGTGAGCAGGAGTGCGAGTGGGAGGTGGAGGACGCAGACGCCGTGGCGGCTGCCATTCCTGCCCGCTACGCCATCAGCTACCGCACGCTGGCCCGTGACCTCACCCAACCAGGATGACCCATGACCCCACGACCCACACGTCTGGTCCTGACGCGCCCGCACACCCATGCGGGAAGGACCCTCCAGGCTGGTGAGTGCATCGATGTTGACTCCAGCGCCGCTCAGTGGCTGCTGGAGCAAGGCATTGCAGCACCGCCGGCATCTGACCCACCTGTCGATGAGCCCCGCCTGGAGCCGTCGAAGCCCTTGTCCAAGTCAACTTCCAAGGAACTCAAGCCATGAGCACTTACGCCTCATTTCAAGGCCGTGTCTATCTCGGCAAGCGCGATGGCGCCGGCCTGCCCATCGAAGTGCGATCGCCCGGCAACGTGGCCGAGCTCAAGCTGTCGCTCAAGACCGACGTGCTGGAGCACTACGAAAGCCAGACCGGCCAGCGCACGCTGGACCACCGGATGGTCAAGCAGAAATCCGCCACGGTGAACCTCACCATCGAGGAGTTCACCAAGGAGAACCTGGCGCTGGCCCTTTACGGCACTCACGTGGTCGGCACGCCCGGCACCGTGACCCAGGAACCCATCGGTGGGGCCACCCCTGTGGTGGGCGACCGCTACTTCCTGGCGCACCCCAAGGTGGCCAGTCTGGTCGTCACGGACTCAGCAGGCACACCGGCCACGCTCACCCTGGGCACCCGTTACACCGCCGACCTCGATTTCGGTGCCGTCCAGTTTCTGGACACCACCGGCTTCACTGCGCCGTTCAAGGCCAGCTACGCCTACGGGGTGGCCACCGAGATCGGCATCTTCACCCAGGCACTGCCGGAGCGTTACCTGCGCATGGAGGGCATCAACACCGCCCAGGGCAATGCCAAGGTGCTGGTCGAGCTCTACCGGGTGGCGTTTGATCCGCTCAAGGAGATCTCCTTCATCTCGGATGAGTACAACAAGTTCGAGCTGGAAGGCTCGCTGCTGGCCGACAGCACGAAGCCCTTCGATGCGGTGCTCGGCCAGTTCGGTCGCATCGTGCAGCTCTGATCGGGGCAGACATGAGCGATCTGGACACCTTGGTGCCTCAAGCCACGGAAGTGACGATCGGTGGTGAGACCGTACGGATCACGCCGCTGAAGGTGGGGCAGCTGCCTGGCTTTTTGCGGGCAATCTCGCCTGTCATGCAGCAGATTTCGTCGGCCGATATCGATTGGTTGTCGCTGTTCGGTGAGCGGGGAGATGACTTGCTTTCAGCCATCGCGATTGCTGTGGGCAAGCCGCGGGCATGGGTAGATGAACTGGCAGCCGACGAAGCCATCTTGCTGGCCGCCAAGGTCATCGAGGTGAACGCCGATTTTTTTACGCGGACGGTCATGCCGAGGCTCGACGGGGTGCTCGCAGCGGGAGTGAAGGCGCCAGAATCCAAGCCGCCGAACGCCGCAGCGAGGGTGGCCGGGACGGTTGGTTCGACACCATCCAGCATCTGATCGACCACGGTCACCGCTTGCCGGACATCCTGGACTACACCGTGGCACAGGTGCGCGGCTTCGTGGCCGCCATCGCCCGGACGGACGCGGCGCGCGATGCGCGTTGGCTGTCCTTGATGGCCATCGGGACGCGCGGTGACGCTCGGCAATTGGACGCCACCCTGGATCGCCTGAAAGCTCATGCGAATCTCGATCCGCATCGATAGCGCAGCGGGACAGGCCCAACTGCGCCAGTGGGGTGGCGAATTCCGCGAGAAGGTCAAACGAGCAGTTGCGCGAGCGATGGCCAGCGAGGCGACCGAACTCAAGCAGGACGTGCGCAGCCATGTGGCCGGTCAGATGTCGATGGTGAAGAAGTCCTTCCTCAAGGGATTCACCGCCCGGGCATTGGACAAAGACCCCAACCGTCTACCGGCGCTGCATGTCGGGTCGCGCATCCCCTGGTCAGGCATGCACGAGCGCGGCGGCCAGATCTCGGGGCGAATGCTCATCCCGCTGCACGGCCGGGTGGGCCGCAAACGTTTCAAGGCCCAGATTGCCGAACTCATGCGCGGTGGCAACGCCTACTTCTTCAAGAACGCCAAGGGACACATCGTGCTGATGGCCGAAAACATCAAGGAGTACGACCGGCCTCTGGCAGGCTTCAAGCGCCGCTACCGCAAGGCCGAAGGCGTCAAACGGCTGAAGCGTGGTGCCGACATCCCGATCGCCGTGCTGGTTCCCAAGGTCGTACTGAAGAAGCGGCTGGACGTCGAGCGCATGGTGGCGGCGCGGATTCCGCGACTGTCGGTGGCGATCGAACGCCAAATTGGGCTGGTGAACTGATCTCATGGTCAAGCGGATTTCGGTTCTCGTCGCACTCGAAGGCGCCGACGAAGGGCTCAAGCGCGCCATCACCTCGGCCGAGCGCAGCCTGGGTGAGCTGTCGACGGCCGCCAAGACCAGCGGCGCCAAGGCCGCAGCGGGCATCGCGGAGGTCAAGGCGGGCATGTCTGCCTTTGGCGAGCAGGTCGACCGCGCCAAGACGCAACTCCTGGCCTTCGTCACCCTGAACTGGGCGGGTGGCAAGGTTCAGGAAATCGTCCAGGTGGCTGACGCCTGGAACATGATGTCGGCTCGGCTGAAGCTCGCCACTGCCGGCCAGCGCGAGTACGCCGTCGCGCAGAAAGAACTGTTCGACATCGCCCAGCGCATTGGCGTGCCGATCCAGGAGACCGCCACGCTCTACGGCAAGCTGCAGCAGGCGGTGCGGATGCTGGGCGGCGAGCAAAAGGATGCGCTGTCCATCACCGAGAGCATCTCGCAGGCGCTGCGCCTCTCAGGCGCCTCGGCCACAGAAGCCCAGTCGTCGCTCTTGCAGTTCGGCCAAGCCTTGGCCTCGGGCGTGCTGCGCGGGGAGGAGTTCAACTCCGTCGTCGAGAACAGCCCCCGCCTGGCGCAGGCCCTGGCCGACGGGCTCAACGTGCCCATCGGCCGACTGAGAAAACTCGCCGAGGAGGGGCAGCTCACCGCCGACGTGGTGGTGGGTGCGCTGATGAGCCAGAAGGACAAACTGGCTTCCGAGTACGCCCAACTCCCCGCCACGGTCAGCCAGGCCTTCACCCGGCTGTCCAACGCCTTCGGGCAGTGGATCAGCCGTCTGGACGAGTCTACGGGGTTCACCAAGAAGCTGGCCGAGGCATTGACCTTCCTCGCCGAAAACCTGGATACGGTGATGCAGTGGCTCAAGCGCATCGCCGAGGTGGGTCTTGCGGTGCTGATCTACCGCCTGATCCCGGCCATGATCACCGCGTGGCAAACGGCGGGCGCGGCGGCGGTGGCCGCTGCCAGCGCCACCTCTGCCGCCTGGGCCACAGCCAACCTGTCGGTGACGGCGGCGATTGCCAGCGTCGGAGTGCTCAAAACGGCGTTCGCCGTTCTGGGCGCCTTCCTGGTGGGCTGGGAAATCGGCACCTGGCTCTCAGAGAAGTTCGAGATCGTTCGCAAGGCCGGCATCTTCATGGTGGAAATGCTGGTCAAGGGCGTGGAGCAGCTTCGCTACCGCTGGGAAGTGTTCGCCGCGATCTTCACCTCGGACACGATCGCTGAGGCCACCCAGCGCCACCAGCAGCGTCTGGCCGAGATGAACCAGATCTTCGGGCAGATGTACGCCGACGCTTCCAAGGGTTCAGAAGCGGCCAGAGGTGCCATGAACACGGCCGCGACGGCCGCCGAGGAGATTGCCAAACGGCTGGAGGCGGTGCGTCAGGGCACCCAGGAGGCGGTGGCTCGGGGCGTCGAGGCGGTGCATACCGCGCTAGAGCGCCTGAAGTCGCGCATCGGCGAGGTCGAGCAGACGGTGGCAAAGGCCACCCAGACCGTCAACGACACCACCGCCAAGATGGCAGAGGCCTACA